ACACTCAGAGCACGATCAAGGCGATATGTCCGGTGAGGAGAGCCTTGAGTCATTGCGCGAGAACATCGGCGATGGTAAAAAGTCTAAAAATCGCCAACTCACTCCTGGCGCTATGGACGACACTGACACCCCTGGTGAAACAGTTGGCCCCGACGGTGCCTATGCCGAGTCTTATCGCGGTGAGAAGAAGTCCACCAGCAAGCAGCTCACACCTGGTGCGATGGATGAAGCTGACGAAGCTGACCAAACTGTAGGCCCTGACGGTGCATACGGCGAGTCTCTCGATAGCTTACGCACTAACATCGGCGACGGCAAGAAGTCGAAGGGCAAGCAACTGACGCCTGGTGCGATGGACACCGTTACGGACCCTGCTGAGATTTCGAAGAAATCTGGTGGCGTCTATGCTGAAGAGCATGGCGAGCGCAAGATGAAGGACCCTTACACCAAGACCGGTTTCGGCTCTACCTATGAAGAAGGTGAAGGCGATGACGGTGTGGACGAAGGCGATGAGGACTACAACGAACTCTCTACCGACCACGCTTGTGGTGGTAGCGGCATGAACTACGGCATGAATCCAGAAATGGATTATGGCATGGGTTCTGGCGGTCAAGCTAAAGCTATGGGTTTCCCACAGCAAATGTACGATGAGTTGATGTCCCTCAAGTCGAAGTACGCTGAGTTAGAGCGCACTCATCAAGAAGAGAAGATGAACTTCCGTAAGATGCAGATGGCCGAAGCAATCGGTCACTTGTATACAGAAGGTCGTCTGACCGATGGTGTGATGCCTGAGCAAGAGCTTGTTTCCTACGCGGAAGGTCTTGAATTTGGTACTCTTGAGTTCTCCGAAGGTGAAACTTCCGCAACGAAGTTACTCAACCTGTTAAGCAAGCTTCCCCCAATGGTTTCCTTTGGTGAAGTTGCCGGCGGTACTTTCCAGTATGCCGAGTCTGATCTTGACCCCCATGAGAAAGCTCTCAGAATGGTTGATGAGTCTGAAGGCAAATTAGATTATGTGGAATGTTTGAAGAAGGCAATGTTCTCCTAAGTTTAGGTAAGTAAAATGGACCTTCTTTCGGCTATTGGACAGATAACAAAGAGGAGGTCTCATTTCTTTTCTCAAGCAAAAACACTGGCCGCAAAAAGCAAAGATCAACCCACTCTTGAAGAGAGAATGAAAGGTGAGTCAATCACCTTGGTTAAAGGGTATAGAGACAAGTTAATGAAGTGGGAAGAGTACGAAAGGACTCTAATCGATAAGACCCTTGTCTCTGCCTTAGCCGCAGTTATTTTGGGAGTAGGAACTGACAAACCCGAGCAAAAACTTGAAAAAAGTTGGCCCGTGATTGTCGGCGATATGCTCCCCCCTCTGCTTACCTTTTTAGCAGAGACGAAAACTTATATTGACTCAGGAGTTTTACGACCTGGGGATCAAACTCTTGATTTTGCAGATTACAACTTGCTCGGGGCAGTTCCCGGAGCAGTTGACACCGGTATTGACAAACTCGATAATATCAATCCGGAACAGATTGGTGAACTTGAAGCCGAACAACAAAGAGCCCAAGGAAAAACTTGGCCCTCTCTCGCTGAGCGCGTTTCTCGCTATTTGGCTACACCTACTTTCTCATTTTTCAACCTCGGGCTCTATATGGTCTCCCAAGATCAAGGCTTCAAAGAAATGAGAAGAGTATCCAGACGCGATAAGAAGTGTTGCATTGATTGTAAACAGTATGACTCGATGGGTTGGCAACCTTTTGGGGAGTTACCCATACCTGGACAAGGTTGCAGATGTTATGACAGATGTCGGTGCTATGTAGAATACCAATAAGGGTAAATTTAAGTATCTTAAACTAGGTAACAAAACAAGTCCTAGAGTAAACAAACAATCTTTGAAGTCCCTTACTAAAGGATAATAACATGGCCACAAATTCAGGACCCATATACGGAAAACAGTTTATTCGCTACGCAGAAACTTGGGAAGCACCTACAAATACCCAAGGTGGTGTTGTCGGTGTTGTTGAAATTGGCGAACTTCGCGCCGTTTCATATGCTACATGGGCAGGTCCTAACTATGCTTCTGCTGGTGATGCTTTCACCGTCGCACCTACCTCCATCGTAGGTATCAACCAGGCTTACATGCCTACCGCTTTAGCACAACCTCAAGCCGCTCGTCAACTTACTGTTGCCACAAGCGGCCTCCTGTTGATTGAAGTTGATCCTATTTCCGCCACTATTGCCTTGGCTTCTCAGCTCCAAGTCAATATTTTGGGTCAGGCTACAGCTGCTGGTACTCCAGTTACTCTCGACGGTACTACCCCACTTGTTCGTGAAAACGTTACGATTGGCGGTCGTGTCTTAGTTCTCGTATCCTTCGCTTAATAGATAAAATTATCTCTTGGCATTCTGTTCGCAGGTGTAAGTCCAAGGGATCGTTTATTACGATTTTTGAAGTCAACCCTTATTTCTGAAGAGGAGATCATCTAAAATGATGAACCTGCAACAGACGTATGCGGGCGTAGATCCGATTTTGACAACTTTGGCCCAGGGCTTTATGCTTCCTGCGACCAACATTGCCAACTTCATCGCCCCCGTCGTCGACACGCCGACCCGTGCTGGTCGTATTCTGCGCTTCGGCAAAGAGCAATTCGCCATCAACGACTTCCGTCGTGCTTATGGCACCAATATTCCTTACGTTCAATCACGTTATGACTCGGAGCCTTATGCTCTTGAGCAAGAAGTGGTTGCGTGGGAACTTCCTGAAGAAGTTATTGAGAACGCTGGCGAAGGCCCTGCTCAAGTAGACCTGCGTGCGATTGAAACCCGCAACGCCATGTCTCGCTTGATGAACGCCTATGAGTACACTGTTTCTCAAGCCGTTACCGTTACAAGCACCTATAACCCTTACGAGCCAAACACAGGCGCAGGCACTCAAGACGGTCTTGGTTTCACATCCTGGACAACTTTCGGTACTGCCTACACTACTGCTGCTGGTCCTTCACCTTGGTCGTCTTTGACTTCCAACCCTATTGAAGACGTTCTGACCCTGAAGCGTTCAGTCGCTAACCAGATCGGTATTCGTCCGAATAGCATGGTTGTCGGAACCGCTGTGTTTGACCAACTGCTGACCAACTCGGCTATTCTTGAGCGTATCAAGTATACAACTGCTGACAGCATTGACACCGACATGCTTGCTCGTTACTTCGGTCTTGAGCGTGGTTTGCGTGTGGCTGAAGGTCGTTATTTGGCCACAGACGGCAGCCTGCAGCCCGTGTTCCCTGAGAACGGAATCCTGTTGTTCTACAGCCCCAACGGTCCTTCCGACTCTGTTATGCCTGCCGGTGGTGCCAATGCTGCCACTCCCGCTTTCGCTTATACTTATCAGTTGACAGGCACCCCTGCTGTTCGTCCTGAGTACTATATTCGTGAGCGTCGTGTTGTCCGCGCTGAGATCACTGTTGAGCGCGTAGTCAACCTCGTTGGCCTCGGTGCTACTGGTCTTATCGGTTCTGGCGCGATGGTTACCGATATTCTGTCCTAATCGGACACTAAGGAGGTGTTTCTATGGCTATTCTAAGACCAATCACTAAGTCGCAGTATGAAGTTAGCTTCGCTGCTCTCGGTGGACCGACTTTTACAGCGGTTTTTACCAAATTTAGCGGTATCAACGACAACTCCGATTCCAGCACCTATGCCAATGGCACCGGTAACCGAATCTACCATGTTGTTGGTCCCCGTACTGCAGAGAACATTACGTTAACTGCACCTTATGACCCTTCTATCTTCAAGCCTCTTGAAGAGTTTTGGCTCAGTTACAATTGCGAGCCAATCACAGTTACCGTAACCCCCCGTTCCTGCGACGGTCAAGGTGAGGCAACTGGCGGCGGTCAGTATATCTGTTATGAGTGTCAATTCATGTCGATAACAACTGCTGACGTTGATCGCGAAAGCGCCGATGTTCAGGAGATCGAGGTGGAGTTCACAATTAACTATTTCGAAAGAACATAGTTAACTAATCAGGGTTTACTCAACTTAATTTATGCTATAATGCTCCTAGAAATAGGGGCATTTTTTATGCTAACTTACACAGCAACAAACACCAGAACAGGCAAGTTCTATATAGGGTCTTCAAAGGACTATTGCAATTACATGAATCGTAAGGGTAACCATCACGTAGGTAAACCTTACAACGAGTTCAGACAAAATCTTCAAGCAAATCCTTTGGATTTTATCTGGGAATACTCGGAAGACCGCATTGAAGACAGGGATTTTGAAGAAGCACTTCTAGAAATTTATGTAGGTTCAAAGTGGTGTTACAATAAATCCAAAACTAGCAAAGGATGTGTAGGAGACCCGGAAACCACTTACCGAGGTGGCAAAACAGGGATGATCAACAGCGAAAAAACACGTAGCAAAATGAGAGCCTCCGCCAAAAACCCTAAAGCCCAGCCTCCACACAAAAAAGAAGCGCAACGTAAATGCGGCAAAGCGTTACAAGCGACCAAATCACCGTGCCCTCAGTGTGGAATGATGCTCGCCCCTGGCAACATGGTTAAGCACATTAAAGGTACAAGGTGTAAGGGGTAAGGGTAAAACCAAACAAAGCTAACCGTACTTGTCCTTGGGATTAAATATATGAAAACGACGTTTTCGAGTGGCGTAATTGTTACTTCACAATTCCTAAATGGTTTCCAGCAGATATATTTTGACGGGCAAGATCTCGACCAGCATTATGCCCCACTCGGTTTAAACTCTCTCGTTCAAACTGGCCCAAATGGTTTAGACTCTGCCTACGTTTCCTTAACTAATGACCAACCCACTTTAGATGCTACAGGTTTATACGTATCTGGTTTCTCAATTAGTGGCTCTAAGGTTGTGTCCGGAGTGTGGAATTTTGGGTATGACTCGGCAGTAGCCGGTAATCCTGCAAACACTATTGCAAATGCACCAACAAGTTACACAACAAATGACAAGTATAACAATGCTGGGGGAGCCGTCCTGCCCACTGTTCCTCAAAAGTTTGCTGCATTAGGAGACCCGGATATTGTGACAAAGTTGGTTCTTGAAGACGTGACTGTGTATATCCTGGACAACTTAGAAATTGATAATGGTCTTTATGCTTAGACTACTGACCCAACTTGCTTCAACTACAGTCTTGGAACTGGCAACTCTGATCTAATCTACCCTCTGTAACGGAGGGGGGTAAAACCTTTAAAGAAGTCTTGAAATAAGATGCGTCTATCACCCCTGCCATCTGTAAATATTGACCCTCGCAATGAAGCAGCCCTAGTACAAGCCGCTACGCAGAGGGTTTATGAGGCGAGTGGTCAAACACTTAATGACTTCTCAGCAGGTAATCCTCTGGCAGCATTGCTAGAAGGTCAGGCATTTGCTCAGGGAGAATTTTTATTCTGGGCAAATCTTTTACCGCAGTCGATACTAATCGAGTGGCTTGGCCCCTTTCTGGGTGCAATGCGACGTCTTGGCACACCCTCTGTTGCCCGTTTAGTTCTAACTGTACCTGCTTCTAACAGTGTAACTAATATCCCAATTGGGGCTACTTTTACTTCAAACGCCAATTTAACTGGTGCTGAAGAATTTACATTCGTTACAGATAGTGCTATTTCAATACCTGCGGGTGAGACGACTGCAAATGTTACTGTAGCATCGCAATTTGTTGGCAGTATCTACAACGCACCTGCAAATTCAATCACAGGTGTTGGAGCAATTAATGTTCAAGGTTTAACAGCCACGAACCCACAACCTGCTCAGGGTGGTAGTGATGTAGAAACCTATCAAGAAGTTCAAGAAAGGTTCTTTACTCTTATTCGTCGTAGAAACCCTGTAAGTGCTGAGGATTGGCAAGACTTTTTCATTGACTTTTACGGAGTTGGTACTCAAACCTCTGTCCAGCCAAATCGTCCAAATCAAGGGACCTACAACTACCTGACGGATTACCTGAAACCTAACGGTCAAATTTCCTTCTTTGTTCTGGGTCCTGACGGCATTGAGCTGAACCAGGCTCAGCTGGAGCGTGGTCAAAACGTTGTCAATTTCTCTGTTCCAGTAGAGAACCGAGGACACCTGTATCCTATAACTCTGAGTCAAGTTCAGTACAACTTAACCGTTGAGGTTGATGCTAACAGTAACTTTGGCACCAATACTAAAGACTCATCTTTAAACTTCAGAGACAGGTTATTTTCTGTCCTCACACCGGGTCAAGTTTTCCCCAGTACAGTCGATCCCACAGTAAGTGACGTGGACGCCGCTTTCTACTCTACCTTTGACGCTTCAACTCGGTTCATTGATCCCCATATTTCAGTCAGTG